GGGATACATGGTGCAACGACAATCCAGATTGGTTAAGAGATTATTCTGATCCATCTACAATGCCTGGTGTAGGTGAGGTTGGGGATTGGCAAGACAAACTTCATAAAAAGAATCCTAGTTGGAATGAAGTATTGAAGAAGGCACATAAGGCAGGTGGTATTTCCGCAAGATTGGCTCAAGATAAGGGTATTGGTACAACCCAAGGTTCTGATTATGACGATTAAATAGTATGCCAAGAAAGAAAAAGACAACAGATCCAATCGGTGTAGGACTCACCGCAAAGCAGATGAAAAGAAAGAAACCAATTAATACCGACATGATGAGAGACATTGAGCCTCTCACTACCAATCAACAGAGTTTATTTGATGCTTATGCTGCAGGTAAACATCTTGTTGCATATGGATGTGCTGGTACTGGTAAGACATTTATTACACTTTATAATGCTCTTCAAGATGTATTAGATCCATCTACTCCTTTTGAGAAGATCTATATTGTTAGATCATTGGTTGCTACAAGAGAGATTGGATTCTTACCTGGTGATCATGAGGATAAGTCTACTCTTTATCAGATTCCTTATAAGAATATGGTGAAGTATATGTTTGAGATGAGAACAGAAGCAGATTTCCAAATGCTTTATGGGAATCTTAAAACTCAAGGGACAATTGATTTCTGGAGCACATCATTCATTCGTGGTACTACTTTTGATAAAGCAATTATCATAGTAGATGAATTCCAAAACTTGAATTATCATGAACTTGATAGTATAATGACAAGGGTTGGTGAAGAAACAAAGATTATGTTCTGTGGTGATGCCACTCAGACTGATTTAATTAAACAGAATGAAAGAAATGGAATCCATGATTTCATGAGAGTCCTTCGTTTAATGTCTTCAGTTGACATTATCGAATTTGGAGTAGAAGATATTGTTCGTTCGGGATTAGTTAAAGAATATATTCTTGCTAAGATGGAATTGAATTTGTAATTCATGGAAGTCATTGATAATTTTTTACCTGAATATCAATTCAAACAAATTAGTAATGAGATATTGAGTAGGAAATTTTGTTGGCATTTTCATGATGGAATAGTTCGTCCAAATGACGGTCAATGTCAATTTACCCATGTGATTTTTGACATACTTTATGGTGGAATACGGTGTAATTATTATCCTTTATTTGATATTGTTCGACAACAGTTAAGAGTTAGTCGTTTAGATAGAATTAAATTAAATCTTAATCCTAAAACGGTTTTCCATCGAAAGGGTGGGTATCATACGGATCAACGTAAGTTACATGAAGGAGCTCCTCAACACCAAAAAACTGCTGTGTTATATCTTAATACTAATAATGGATGGACAGAATTTAAAAAAGGTGGTAAAGTAAAGAGTGTAGCAAATAGAATAGTTATTTTTGATTCTAATCTAGAACATACAGGAGTAACTTGTACTAATGAAAAACGAAGAGTAATTGTAAATTTTAACTATGACGTTTGAGCATTGTAATTTTCTTGGTGATCTTGAATTAGAAAAGAAAGAAACTCCTGGATGCCGACTGTATCATCTTCCTGATGGTCAGTGGGTTCCTTCTATTACTTCAGTCACTTCCTTTTACAATAGGCAGATTTTTATTGACTGGCGAAAGCGAGTTGGTATTGAAGAAGCAAATCGTATTACTAAGAAAGCAACTGCTCGTGGAACTGATTTTCATGAGGCAGCACAGGCATATCTAGAGAACAAAGAACTTAACTGGGATGATTATAGACCAGCAACTAAGTTTATGTTCCATCATGCTACACCATATCTAGATAAGATAAATAACATACACGCTATAGAAAGAACTCTTTACTCTGAATACTTAGGTCTTGCAGGTAGAGTTGATTGTATAGCCGAATATGAAGGTGAGTTAGCAGTAATAGATTTTAAAACATCTGAGAAAATTAAACCTGAGAAATGGTTGGAAAACTATTTTGTTCAGGAAACCTTTTATGCTGCTGCTTACTATGAACTAACAGGTATCTCCGTCAAGAAATTGATCACCCTTATGGTAACACCTAGTGGTGAAGTAAAAGTATTTGACAAAAGAAATAAAGGGGATTATATTAAACTTCTAGTTCGTTATATTAAAGAATTTGTATCTAACAATTTGGGGGCAGAGAATGTCGAAGGATGAACTAGCAAAAGTATTGGAGAGTAAGTTTTATTCTCCCGCAGGATTTGCCGAGGAAATAGAAACTCTTGTGCAAGTTAATAAAGACATGAATTACATTGATGCCATCGTTCATTTTTGTGATAAGAATAGTATTGATGTAGAGTCTGTACCTAAACTTATTCCTAAACCATTGAAGGAGAAGATAAAGTATGAAGCATCGGAGCTTAACTTTTTAAAACGCAGTTCCCGTGCGAAATTGCCGATTTAATTCCAAAAAAGTCGAAAAAAAATCCCGCCAAATTTTTACCCCTATTACTTTTTTTGTCATGGAAGATCTATTACATATGCAGAAACTCCTACCAGGCACTACGTGTCCAGTGATGGTGACGAAGATTCCTAAACAGGTGATGAAAGAGATAGATGGTTGGATAAATGAAAGTAAGAAGTTTAAGAATAGTCCATTAGCAGAACTGAAAGCTCATGAGAATGTAGGGTATCTTTCTATTGATGGTAAGAAACATAATTCATATCAGTGTTCTATCTCTCCTCATTTAGTGGAAAGTTCTTTCTGGTTAGCGTGGGTGTTGAGATTGACCACAAAGTATTGGGGAATGGGTAGGATTAATAGAGATTTTAAATTAAGAAAATGGGATGGACATTTTGATGGGTATGATATCTGGACTAACTTTGCATATAAAGGAGATGATAATCCCACACATAATCATGGTGGATTTCTTTCAGGTGTGATATACTATAAGAATCATAAACATCCTACTATATTTGATGATTATAATTGTGCATATGAAGGATTGGATGCAACAATGATAATGTTCCCTGCAAATACTTTGCACCATGTAGAACCACAGACTCTTAATAAGGAAAGAATTACTCTTGCTTTTAATATTGCTGAAAATGTAGACCCACCAGAATGAAAATATATGAAGGGGCTAAGATTCATATTCATCAATATCCTTTTGCGGAAACATTAAATCCTATTCTTCATAAGATTATTGTGGATAGGGCAGATAGGGAGGATATGGGAGCAATTATGACGGATTATAAATCATTTGAAGTGGATGAATTTAAGAAGATTGGTGATTATGCACTGGATCTTATTACAGGATGGGAATGGAGTTTAGATACACCTGTTATATTAAATGATCCTCTTATTTTGAATAATATATGGGGACAGTGGTATAGGAAAGGGGATTTTCAAGTAGCTCATACTCATTATCCTTTTCAATGGTCTTTTGTTTATTATGTGAATACTCCAAAAGGATCATCTCCTTTGGTATTTACTACTTCTAAGAAAAAGGTTGCAGCAAAGGCAGGTAACATGGTAATATTTCCTTCATGGGTGAGACATCAAGTACCACCTAATAAATGTGAAGGAAGAAGCGTAATTGCAGGAAATTTTTTTTATGAAAATAAAAAAAGAAACCAATATCATTCTAACGTGAATTATGATGCCCTTTGATGCCTATCGTTGTTACCTCTCTTTAAAGAACCATTTTACTAAAGACCATTACGATTATATCAAGTATCGTGGTAAAACCAGAGCAACTCATCAAGCCTTTTATAAAAGAAAGGATAGGTTTTGGTTTGAGAAGTTTGCAAGATCAAAGAATGATAAAGAGGTAGAAGAGTTCTTTGTGTCTAACTTTATATACTCTACTGATCCTGCAACGATGTGGATTGGTGAGATGATTAAAGAAGGTGAAGGTAGATATATGGAATGGAAGAAGAAAGTTCAGTCTCTTAAATATGTTTTCAAAGAAGAAGTTAATATTCTTTTTGATAATCATGAAGTGGATGAGATCTTTGATTGTTCTAAGGGTCATCCTCCTATTTTGAAGAGTTATTTGGGGAAGAAAACCTCACTTGAAACTCTGGTAATATGTGATAGAATATTTGAGTATGGTAAGGACTTTGATAAAAAATTAAATGACCCAGTGTGGGAAACCGTTAGTCGGAAAATTAAAAAGTATAAACCCTTCCTAAATATAGATGTACCCCATTACAAAAAAATTCTAAAAGAAACTGTCTTATGAGTTTTTTCCAGTCTGATGTTGTTCGTGCTGAAATGGCCGAAATTCATGAACTCCAAGAGGAGATTTATAATAATGTCTTCAAGTTTCCTACAATGAAACGTGAGGATCAAAAATATCATGTTGATATATTAGAAAGATTACTGGAAAAACAAAAGGTTATGTATGCTAGATTATCTTTATCAGATGATCCTGAAGCACAAGAAATGAAAAAACGTATCGTAGAATCTGCATCTATGATGGGTCTTCCATCTAACATAGATATGTCTTCTCTCTTTAATAACATGTCTCAAGCGGTGGAGATGATGAGAAAGCAGATTGACAAAGATCTTTAAGTCTTTTATAATAGGAGTACACACAAGCCAAATCTCAACAAATACGAGGTAATCAATGTCTTTTTCAGACTTAAAAAAGCAGTCCTCTCTAGGGTCTTTAACTCAAAAATTGGTTAAAGAAGTGGAGAAGATGAACACTACTAGTGGTGGAGCAGATGAAAGACTCTGGAAACCAGAGGTAGATAAAACAGGTAACGGTTAT